AGACTAGCGGACGCTAATCCACAAACCCATTTTGTTCTGTGGACTAAGCGTAGGGATATTATAAATACACATAAAGGAGTAATTTACAATTACTACTAACACAGTAGAGAAATTAGTATCCAAGTTTAAAGGCGTTTTGGCGGACCCTGAAACTAAACGCAGTTTTTACATGCAAGAACTTGATGGTGCGTCTGGTGGTCATGCTGTAGCCAAAGAGTGGGCTGATTCAAAGGGCGTCGATCCAGACGAGTACAAAAATGCACTATTTGAAGAAGAGAACGACGCTGCGGAAAGGGTGCAAATGGCGCTAGTGGATTGGCAAATGAGCCGACGAACCTCGCTCTCAAGTGAGGCCAGAGCAAAGGAAAGGTGTGATATAGTAGACGCCTTGATGCTTGATGATTAACCTATCTAGGAGACTGCATGGCTATTAGTTTAAAGATGTTTCGCAAGGCTGGCTTTGAGGGGATTTGGCGGCCAGAGTCAAATAAACTCGACGTCTACGAAATTGAAGGTACCACCCCATTCCTTCTAGAATCGAAGGATTTTACCAATAGCCGGGTGGCTGAAAATTACTTTATGGATAAGGTTGGTTTGCGCCCATCTGAACTATGATCCCTTATAGGAGGGGGCGCAGTTGTAGACTCTTATGTAGGGGATCATTAAGTTGTACTATAGAGAGAGTTGTGCCCCCTTATAGAGAGGGTGCAGTTGTAGACCCTTAGGGGGGTTGCAAGTTATACCTTGTTATGATAGAGTTAGGGCCCCTTATAGAGGGCACGAGTTATACGTCATATAGAGGAGCAAGTTGCCCTATAGAGAACAGCCTGCAGGGGTTAATCTCCAAGGGTGAGCGGTGGCACCCTAAATACAATACCGGGACCCCTGTGGGGATTGCATTGGCTCGGTATTGTAACCACCGCACTTTTTACACCTTGGTGAAGCGATGAGAAAAGCGGGACATATTGTTAACTATAAAAAGGCTAGTAAGCTACTAAAAACTGTACGGCAACTAGAGTATGGGCTTATGCGTAAAGGCAGGGCCAAGCCTGTGGACTATTTTCTAAACAGGTGCCTAGATAATATTGAAAAAATAAAAGCCCTCCCTGCCGATGAGGATAGCACGGGAGATAAAGACTGGTTTTTAGAACAAGCATGGCTTGTCTACTTGAAATTCCAAGAAGTTAGAGCGTTAGAGGGGGAAACGCAGGATTACGCATACCGTGAAGTTGCTGTGAGTAATTTATCCGAGGCTGATAACAAAACCTATGACAACCTTATGGAGCCGTCCATAGCTAACGTGCGATCAGGAGGGCTTGGGTACGCCCGTGTGGACTGGAACACAATGGGGGTTGCAACTGGGCAAAAGTATGATAGACTGCGCGGGTGGTTTAGGACTGTGTGGCCTAGTGGCTACAAATTCGAAAGAAATCTAGAAGACACTGATTACTGGGTATTTAAAAATGATCCAAACGAAAAGAAAACTAAGTGTAGATGAGGTACACGCAGAGGCTGTGGATGTTGTGCATAGTATGGTGGATATATTAGAATCCACCCTAGATAACGTAACAAAAGAGATAGCCACTGGGCTTACGTTTAGCGCATATACGGTTATACACAACTCATGCATGGCGTTAAACGATGACCTAGATGACACCCTCTTCGATCTGAGGGCCTTGATGGCGGGTATGGGTAGTAAGGAGACGAAACCAGACAATGAATTGGAGGAAGACGATTGAGTTCAGAAACAGCAGTTGAACCAATAGAACTATTTGCAGACAACCTAAGTCCGTACCTATCGGGCGATCAGTCCAAAAGTATAAAATCAGCTAATCACTTCACCAAAGAGGTCCTAGATTATTACCTTGTAGGAGAACATGTAACAGGCGTTAAGCTCCCGTGGGGAGATCATGGTAAGTTTAGGTTGCGCGGAGGAGAATGCACGATCTTGGCTGGAATCAATAGTGCAGGGAAAAGCCTTTTGGCAGGACAGGTAGTTTTGGGGGCTCTTGATCAGGGATATAAATGCTTATCTGTATCTTTAGAGATGAGCCCTAAAAGCCAGTTGGCAAGAATGTGGAGGCAAGCGTCCCTAGAGATGCAGCCAACACTAGACTTTGGTCTTGGGTTTAACGCTTGGGCTAGGGATAAGCTGTATTTCTTTGACAAGCAGGGCAGCGTTGATTTGCCGTCTTTAATGGCTGTCATTCGTTACGCGGTTGACAACCTAGGCGTGTCATTTATTCTAGTGGATAGTTTAATGACTATTAGTGGCATAGCCAATGACGATTACACCAAACAGAAACAGGTTGTTTGTGAAATAGCTGATGCGTGTAGGGATTTAGATTGCCACATACTGTTGGTTGCTCATGCTCGTAAATCTATGTCTGTGAGGGATAAGATAGATCGATTTTCGATCAGGGGAGCGGGGGAACTGGCAGACCGTGTTGACAACGTGCTCCTAATGGGTAGATACTACGAGGATGATTGTGACGCTCCAGACGCTTGGTTAGCCATTTCTAAGGCTAGGCATTGGGACATGGCGGAAGCTGAGTTCCAGTTAGATTTGCACATGGAGTCCCTCAACCTAATGACAGGCGGCCAACGGCCTATAAAACTAGCAATGAATGACGAGGTGTATGACGAGGAAGAAGATGAGTAACTGGAAAAGATTTGAGCGTAGGGTGGCTGCTAAGTTTGGTGGTGAGCGCATACCTATTACAGGGCGAAAAGAATTAGACATACGCCATCCTACTTACGGTATAGAATGCAAGTACCGAAAGTCATTGCCAGCGTGGCTTTTCAAACACGCCATAGGACAAGCGGTCACAGGCTCGGCAAAGTCTGGTAAAATCCCCGTGGTTGTTCTAGGTGAATATAATAAATCAGATATGTATGTCATAGCAAAGATAGAGGATTTTGTACGGGCAACCCGGCAGCCATTGGCGTCGGAAAATAAGGTTGGTCGTCTAGCTAGTGACAGTCTGCTTCAGTTTGCAGACACTAGTGATGATGACCACTTGTCTGAAATTTAATTACAAACGAAAGAGGTATAGTATGAATCGCATAGAGCGACAGTTAAAACGACCCTTCCCTATTACTAAGTTGCGGTGGAGAAAGGGAGGCGGTGGAAAGGAGCTCGTGTATATCACAGCACGAGAGGTGCAAGATCGTTTAGACGAAGTGTTTGGGTCTGGTGGTTGGCAGTGTAGTTATGAGTACATGGGTGATAGGATGGTTTGTAGGATAGAGTGCCTTATGGATGGCAAATGGGTTGGCAAGTGTGATGGCGCAGATGACACCAGCATCGAAGGCGCTAAGGGTGGTTTAAGTGATGCGTTCAAGAGGTGTGGTGTCATGTGGGGAATTTTTAGGTACGGCTACCATGCGTCTGCATTTGACTCTCAGAAGAAGCCAGCTAGTTGGGCTACACCAGAGGGTTTTGATAAACTGATGGAACAACGAGATAGGGAGTCTACCAATGAGTGGAAAGAAGAATACAGCAACGCGGCGTAAGGATGAGTATGAAAAGGACATCGACAATGAAAAGATCGATTCCTGTATGCAAGACTTGTTAAACACTGTGGGGCTCTTTCTAGCAGAGTTTGAGGAAATGGATGGGGACGTTTTGTATTCCACGTACACTAAAATTAGGGAAAGCACACACAGCGCCAACCACTCTAAAAAAGTTAAGGAAATGCCGCGTGTTGGACCGATTTGGGATTTCGATAAGGGAGTAACAGGGGAGTACTACTATAATGTTTAGAACGGAACTCGGTGCTAATATCTTCAAACAAAAATACGCATCAAATCCGTATGAAACTTGGCAAGACAAAGCCAACACTGTTGTGAACAGTGTATGCGGGGATAGCGATGGTAGTAAAAACAACTTGTTGGGAAAGTCTGACAGGGATCAATTAGCTCAATATATAAATGAGTTTAAGTTTATGCCCGGAGGAAGGTATCTTTGGTATGCTGGTCGGGAAGCAAGGTTCTATAACAACTGTTACTTGCTGCGCCTAGAAGAAGATACGCGAGAGGAGTGGGCTGGGGTAACGCAGAGGTCTATGTCGTGTCTGATGACTGGGGGAGGTATTGGGGTTGATGTGTCCATCGCTAGGCCCTCAGGAAGGGGCCTAAGGAAGACTGGTGGTGTAGCCTCTGGGCCCCTACCACTACTGTACACTTTGAACGAGGTGGGTCGTAATGTCATGCAGGGCGGTAGTAGGCGGTCAGCTCTATATGGCTCTATGGACTGGAAGCATGAAGATGCATGGGATTTTCTAAAGGTTAAGAACTGGCACGACATGAAATTACCGGGTACAAACCTTAGTCTTGCAGATGCCAAGAAAGCTGACTTTAACTTCGCAGCGCCGCTCGACATGATGAATGTCAGCCTGAATTACGACGATATATGGCTGAACGGTGGCGACGATGAAATATTTATAGAGAATGTTAGACAGGCTATGATGACTGGCGAACCCGGATTTAGCTTTAACTTTGGGGGGAAAACTAACGAGACTCTTCGAAATGCGTGCACGGAAATTTCGTCGGAAGACGATTCTGATTGTTGTAATTTAGGTTCTATAAATATGGCAGCTATAGAGTCTTTGGAAGAGTTTAAAGATGTGGTGCGGTTAGGGTCTAAGTTCCTTGTCTGTGGTTTAATTAGGGCGCAATTACCTTACGAGAAGGTGGCTCAGGTTAGGCAGAAAAACAGCAGGATAGGGCTTGGCCTTATGGGCATCCATGAGTGGTTGTTAAAGAGGGGTCACCGTTATGAGATGGTGGATGAACTTAAACAATGGATGAAAGCATATGAATCAGAAAGCAAGCGATCCGCTGATGAGCATTGTGACAGACTTTTTCTCAACCGTCCTAAGGGATACAGAGCAATCGCTCCGACAGGGACTATTAGCATCCTTGCCGGGTGCGGAGGGAGCGGCTTGGAGCCAATCTACGCCGTGGCATACCGCAGACGCTACCTTACGGATGGGACAAAATGGAAGTATCAATTTGTCGTTGACGGTGCAGCCCAAACTTTAATCGACTCAGGCATATCACCAGATGACATAGAGTCCGCTGTGGATCTAGCCAAGGATTTCGAGAGGCGTGTTAAATTCCAAGCTGATGTGCAGAAGCATGTTGACCATGGGATTAGCTCTACAATCAACATCCCCGCTTGGGGGACTGAGTTCAATAACGAGGACAAGGTGATGGAGTACGCTAAGATATTCCGTAAATACGCACCACATCTTAGGGGCCTAACCATCTACCCGGATGGCTCTAGGGGGGGCCAACCTATCAGTCCGATTGACTACAAGGAGGCGCATTCTAAGCGTGGCGTGGTGTTTGAGGACAACTCTGAAGAGCAGTGTTTATCAGGGGTCTGTGGCATATGAATTCGCAAAAATGGATAGAATACCTTTCAAATAAGGATTCCTACTACAATCAAAACCATAAAACATCCCAGTACTATAAAGGTAAGACATGGGACACTGGCACACCTAAGCCTATGCCTATAGATGATGCTCCAGATGGCGTAGATATAAGAATACGAGACATTTATCCGGGCACTTTACCCAGAAGTGAAGACTCAGGCACTCCACGTGGGGAGTATTACGAGTTCCTTGAAAAAATCCACTTATATGAAAAATTGTGCGAACTGAGGGGGTACAAAGTCTTTCATAGGTCCGATGAGGAGGGCAACACGTGGACGGTAAC